ATTATTTTCAAGTAATTTAATGTGTGTTCGTCGTTTCGCAGTTGACAACCGCACATTATTTCTCTATAATATGTAGTTCAGATTTAACAGTTAAGACAATATTTCGGTACAGTAAAGTTTTAAAATGCAGTATAAAGTTTACGAACAGAAATTCAGATGATGAGATGAGACAGATTCCAACTGGATATAGCAGAATGCAATAGAAGGCTCAGATTTGCTCTACAAAGCTCTCTGAGCCATTTTTAGTTAAACAAAGTAAAATTATAGGGGTAGAATTAAAATGGCAAATAGGGGCATTACAGACGAAATTAGGGCATATTAAGATTTTATATCCAGAAGGGGTATTTTTTGTACATTTATCAATTCAGATGAAAGATACATTTCAAGTTGCAAAAATAAGATTAAAGGATGAATAAATTATAAAGTATCATTATAATTTACAGTTTAATCACACAATGCCTCTTATTTGCTCTACAAGGCTCTGTGACGCATTTTAATTTCCATAGCCTAAAATTATACCAAAAATACAAAGACACGAAATAGAGGCATTACAGACGAAAATACAGCATTGTGTGTTTTTTTACAAAAATCAATTATACGAATGAAAAGATAATTATATATCCAAAAGGAATTTATGTTATCGAGTGATAGTAAATAACATTGTGTAAGTAAACATTTATTCTGGAAGAATTAATTAAAAATAATAATTATGTGTCAAGTGTTTTACTCATAACATCGTGTTATGAGTTTTACTTATGACATCGTGTTATGAGTTTTACTTATGACATAGTGTTATGTGTTTTACTTATAGCTATGTGTTAGTTATAGTTATTAAATATAGTTAATTACTCAAGTATTACTTGGCTAAAGTAACATAGTGTTATGTGTTTTACTTATAACATAGTGTTATGAGTTTTACTTATGACATCGTGTTATGAGTTTTACTCATAACATCGTGTTATGAGTTTTACTTATGACATCGTGTTATGTGTTTTACTCATAACATCGTGTTATGAGTTTTACTTATAGCTATGTGTCAGTTATAATAAGATTTAATCTTATTAATCTAATAATAATTATTATATTTATAAATAATAATATTATATATTTTATATAAAAGGTAAAAATGGCAAAATTTACCATTTTATTTATACAAGGTTGTGCAAATAAAAAATATTACAAAACTGACAAAAAATATTAAAAATAGTATTGACAATTAATCAAAAGTATTATATAATATGTTATGTAGAGAAAAATAAGTAAATCGAGAGAGGTGGTGAAGTTTTGAAAGATTTTGATTGTTATTCATGTTGGTATCAAAATGAATGTGATGATAATGATGAAATTTGTAGTTGGTATTATCCTTATGGAGATGCTGCTGATGAATATGATAGATTAATAGATTCTCAAGAATACTATGAATACCGTGAGGCGTATTTTGAGTATCTTGAGGACAACGAATATTTTGATTGTACTGAATAGTACAAAACAATATGATTTACATTGGAAGTGGTAAAAATTAGTAGACAATTAACTTATCAGAAATTTATATTCAAGATACATAGTGAGCGGCTTCGGAACAGTAAATGGAAATTAACACTGCCTTTGGATGAAGCGAGGCTTAATGATGAAATAATAGCACTTGCAGATAGTCAGGTTCTCAGATGGATTCAGCGTATGCCTTTGTATCTTGGAGAGGGAGAATTTATAGAAGATACTGAAGATTTAGCTGAAGACATTAGGAGAGAAATTAAATGTATTAAAAAACAAGAAACCAGTCTGCAAAACAAGAAGAAAATCAAGAGACTATATTCTGAATTGGATAGAGTTCAATTTGTTCCGGATTATATGTCTTTGATAATAGATAAGAAAAAAGATTATTACAGAGCTTGTAAGGGGTTTAGTATAAACGGGATAGAATATAAGAGGCTTCTGGGTACAAATGGAGGAATAAAGAACAGTACAATAGTATTTGTATCTAAGCGTGTGTGGAAAGAGCTTAATAAGCGTATTGAAAATGGACGCAACACAGCCGTCCCTTTGGTTACTGCCAAATTTGAAGCTTATAAGGCTTTAACTTGCAGTGCATCCATACCTGTATCAATGCCTAATAAGATTGCAGTTGTTGATGATTGTGAAACAAGTTATATAACCGATTACATTTATGTTACCGACGATAAAACAGATGAACCTACTTTGGAATACAGGAAAAACGCAGAATTAAGCATGAATGCTACGGATGGGTTTGGGTTGATGACACCTGAGCTTGCGGAAAGGTGGAGTGATGAACTTGGTCTTGATTATGTCTCTTCCGGTATGTGTTGCAGATTTGCTTTCACAAAAGGAATGGTCTATCCTTTTGATTTTAGAGATTTTGCAGAGAAAGAATGTAACGGAAATTACATTGTTAAAGACGCTTGGGGAAATAACTTCGATGTACGAGACGTTGAACTCATTTTAACAACATCAATGGTTAAACTCTGGGATAGCTATAGCAGTTGTGATGAATTTGTTGAAAAATCTCTTGCGAATGATTATTCTTTTGCCATCACCAAAACCGCTCCCAAACAGCTTGAAAATGAGCATGAACTTAATTATCAATTTATCCAGAGTTACGATTTGGACGACAATGATATAAAAGAACTTGTTATGCCTACCGTCAATGAAATAAAAGACATTCTTGGTCTTGATTGGAGAAAAACAGTATTGTTTATGGGCGGGTCAAATTGGAATAAAGATACTGTAATAAAAACTTTGCAGAACGGTTCAAGCGGGGACACAATAAGCTCAGATGTCGCCAAAGCTTTAATGATTAATCCAAATATGATAAAAGACCCTTTTATAGTAAACATTGTTTATCAAACAATAAAAAAGAAAATAGAGGACGCAAAAGTCGGTGTGCTAAAAGTACACGGTAATTATTCGATGGCTTCGGGTGACCCATTTACCTTATGTCAACATATGTTTGGCTTACCGATAACCGGACTTCTCAAAGCCGGAGAAATATATAATAAATATTGGATAGAAAACGGAGCTGATAAGCTCGTGTGTTTTCGGGCACCTATGAGTTGCTTTAATAATATCAGATGTGTGAAACCTGTTCATAATGAAAAAATTGATTATTGGTTTAGGTATATGAATACCTGTACAATATTTAATTCTTGGGATTCTTCCGCAGCTGCTTTAAACGGAATGGATTTTGATGGTGATTTGGTTATGCTTACCGACAATAAAGTACTTGTGCGTAAACATTATCCTACTCCAGCACTTGTCTGCATTCAACGCAAAGCCGATAGGAGTATATCCAAAGAAGAGGATTTTATTAAATCAAATATTAATAGTTTTGGAAATGAAATAGGGCAAACAACAAATTATATAACGTCAATGTACGAGATGAGGGCACACTTTGATAAAGATAGTGTTGAATATAAAACATTGTCATACAGGATTCAAAGCGGACAAAATTATCAACAAAATGCTATAGATAAGACAAAAGGTATTATTTGTAAGCCCATGCCTCAAAACTGGCACAACAGGTATCAAGCAAATAAGATAGAGGACAGTGACGCAAGAGAACTATATTGTCGTATTTCTGTAGATAAGAAACCGTATTTTATGATTTATATATATCCGGAACTTAAAAGAAAATATCGTAAATATATTAAAAACACTAATAGCAGTGCGATAAGAGAATTTGGACTGAGCGTAAAGGAACTTCAAAACCTGCCTGCTGATAAGTTGTCAGATGAGCAGAAAGCGTTTCTAAAATATTACAATTACGATATGCCCGTTGGTCTTGGAGAATGCGTAATGAATAAAATATGTTGGACAGTAGAAAAAGAATTTGAGAACATTATATTTAAAATCAACGAAAATAACAACTTTGATTATTCAATAATGCGCAGTGATACGGCATATACATCAAATGAATATTATTCCATTAAACAAATATACGAAGACTATCTTAAAAATATTCAAGAGATGTTAATAAGAAATAAAAAAGATAAACAAGATAAATACTCATGCACCGACAAATTACTTGTAATGGAACAGGAATTTAAGAGAAGGTGTGATGAAGTTTGTCCTAATGAAAAGGTTCAGTGTAATATTATTTTGGATTTGTGTTACAAAAAGAAAAATACAAAATCGTTTGTTTGGAATATTTGCGATAACGCAATAATTAACAATCTTCTGGAAAATGCGAACTATACAGTATCTTTCCCTGAAAAAGATGATAGCGGGAATTTAGATTATTGTGGTCAAACCTATAAAATCAATGTAGTAAATATTAAAAAAGAGGGGGCTTGAAGATGATTGTTTTAAAAGAAAATGAATGGGCAAAAGAAAAAATTGAAACAAAAGATTTGGGTACTCAACCATATATTACCCTTAGACGTGTTGCCAGATATTATTTAGATGAGCATTATAAAAAGAATGAAATAAAACATCTGCTTGAAATATTTATGCTTCAGTGCAATCCAAATGTATCATTAGTAAAGTGGTCTGATACAATAAATAAAGCCATCAAATACGCTGTGAAACACGAGGCAATTAATATAGACCACATATCCATCACCGACAAAGAGCTTAGCCTGATAGATACAATATACGGTGTACGACAAAAAAGATTAGCATTTACACTCTTATGTCTTGCTAAATTTGGTAACGAAGTAAACCATAACAATAATGGCTGGGTAAACAATAGCAATACAGAGATAATGAAAATCGCCAACATCAAGACGTCATTTAAAACCAGTTGTAAACTTTTTAAAGATTTAAAAGATTTAGGATATATAGAATTTTCCAAAAAGGTAGATAATACAGCGGTAAAAGTAATATTTGCTGAGGAGGGAAAAGAGGTTCTCCAAATATCAGATTTTAGAAATCTTGGTTATCAATATATGATGTATTGTGGAGAACCCTGCTTTATATGTGAAAACTGTGGAATAGTAGAAAGGCAACAGCCACTCGGTTTTGGTGGGCGTCCTCGTAAGTATTGTAAACAATGTTCGCAGTTGGTTAGAGAAAAGATGAGGCATCCAAAGGTTACATTTTATCGTATAAAGTGAGTGGTAAAAATGGCGAGATTTTTGGATTTTTGGGAATTTGGGACAAAACCTATGCCAGTTTTGCCCATAACCACGGGGAATTTCGGGGGTAGGCGCAAATGGTAGTAATGGACGGGATATATAAAATCAAAAATTTTATAAGGTTTGAAAGGAATTAAAGGATTAAAATGGTATTAGTAAACAAGGAAGAAAAAGAGGCAATCTTAAAAAGTTGTCCACGAGCCAGATTTTTTAGAACTGTTAAACAGAAATCAAAAAGACATCATTATTATGTTGAAGAAAGCAAACTTGTAATGTATGCACTCAATGAGTATAGAGAGGCTAAAAAGATTGTCAATGATAGAAAAAAGAAATGATGAAACTCCATTAGATTTTCACAAAAGAATTATTTATGGTAAACTCATTGATAAAACATTGTCAGACATAGATTATTCAGAGCTGGCAGAACTTGCATACGGACAAGCTTATTCCAGTGATGTTGCGAGAAGAATGTTTTATGGAAGCTGTAGAACATTACAATTATTAGATAATGAAAACATTGATAAATATAAGACAAATAAAAATATAGGTGACGACATTGATAATAAAATAATTGAATTAAAGAAAGAAAGACAGAAATTATCTGATGAACGTTCGGCGTATAATAAAATTGTCAGAGAGTGTTCTCGTAAAGAAGAATTAAAAGACGCACTTGCAAAGTCAATAGATACAATAGACTTGCCTAAACTCAACTGCTGCAAATCAAATATTGAACCGTCTGATAATGATTTGCTTGTGTCATTAAATGATGTACATTACGGAATAAACATAAATAACGCTTGGAATGAATACAACCCTGAGATATGCAAACAGATGTTTGAAAAATATCTCAACCGAATACTTGAGATAGGTAAGCAACATAACAGTGAAAATTGTATAGTTTTTAACTGTGGAGATAGTATTTCTGGAAATATTCATCCTGTGATTCAAATGGCTAATATCGAAAATTTAGTTGAACAGGTTAAAAATGTTTCAGAGCTTATTGCGCAATTTCTTTTGATATTATCTGAAAATTTTAACGAAGTAAGATATTACAGCGTATCGGGGAATCATAGCAGACTTGGCACAAAAAAAGATTCTCCATATAATGAGCGACTTGATGATTTAATATCTTGGTATCTTGAGGCAAGACTAAAATACGTAGAAAACATCATTATTGAATCTGCATATCAAACTGATACATCTATGTTTTTAGCTGATATACGAGGTAAAACATATTGTGGGGTACACGGAGATTTTGATGATAGTGTTTCTAAGGTTAATGCACTTCAGACAATGGCGCAGAAACCTTTGTATGCGATATTGAGTGGGCATTTACATCATAACAAAATTGACAGTGTAAATGGAATAAAAACAATTATGGCTGGTAGTTTTTTAGGAATGGACGATTATTGTGTACAGAAAAGGATATATGGAAATCCAGAGCAGCTTGTATGTATATGCAATTCAAATGGCATAGAATGCTCTTATAACATACCACTCAAGATGTCGTAAAATAATTTTTAAAAATTTTGCAAAGAACTATTGACATTTAACCTATCACAGCAAGAAGTCTCCCACTTATAAAAAAAAAAGTAGTCCACTCGCAGTTACTGTCGGTGGATTACTTTTGTTTATACTAAAAAAAAGAGGGTGACGTCATGTCGAGAAAGACAAAATTCAATAAGATTACATCAACAGAGTTATTATCCCAAATTAATAAAGAAAATGTGGATTTGTTAGACGATTTTCTTGATTATTTACGTTCCATTCAAAGAAGTGAGACGACTATTAACGCATATAGAAATGACATTCAAATTGCATGGGTATGGTGTCTCAAACATAATGACAATAAATTTTTTGTGGACTGGTCTAAAAGGCAAATAGTAAAATATCAAAATTGGTTGCTGAATGAAAATGAAAATAGCCCAGCGAGAGTTAAAAGGTTAAAGGCTTCCCTTTCAAGTTTGGGAAACTACATTGAAAACGTTTTAGATGATGAATATCCTAATTACAGAAATATTATAAACAAAATTGAAAGTCCGGTTAATCAGCCGGTCAGAGAGAAAACAGTTTTTACAGATGAACAAATACAAAATTTAATAAACAGACTTACTGTGGAAGAAAGATATGACAGAGCGTGTGCTGTGACACTTGCTTTGTATTCCGGTCGCAGAAAAGCCGAACTGCTTAGATTTAAAGTGAGTGATTTTGATGACAGCCGTCTTGTGTGCAATGGTGCGTTATATAAAACAGGCAAAATAAAAACTAAAGGGCGAGGAACACAAGGCAAGCAACTGGAATGCTTTTGTCTTGCTAAACAATTTAAGCCTTATTTAGATACATGGTTAAACTATAGGAAAGAACACAATATAGAAAGTGAATGGTTATTTCCTAATCCAGAAAATCCAACAGAACACATGAAAATATCTACCATGAACAGTTGGGCAAGAATCTTTTCTAAAATTATGGGATTAGATTTTTATTGGCACGCACTAAGACATATGACAGTAAGCAATTTTATTCGTGCCGGAATACCTGATACAGTAATTCAACAATATATAGGTTGGTCAGATATTTCAATGGTGCCTGTTTACTCCGATTTAGAGGCAGATGAGCAACTATCAATGTACTTTGGCAAAGATGGTGTAAAGACACCCAATAAGAAAGAATTAAAGGACATTTAACCTATCACAGCAAGAAGTCTCCCACTTCTAAGGTGGAGGGATGAATTGTGTCTCACTCACACTTTACAAAACTGCAAATATGTGACATGATAAAATCAGTCGAATAGTGCCTAATTACAACATCAGAAACGAAGGTATGCGAATAGTTTTTTCCTAATCATATCTTCTCTATAAAACCGTGGGGCACACGGGGTTAGCTCGCTTATGCTGCAGTCAATGGACTGCTCGAACGAGAAGCTCTCGCCTCTATGCGTAGCATAGGCGGTGGGAGTATGTCACCACATATACGACTAAACTTGTTAAAATATATTATCGTTTCAAGCTTTTGTTGTAAAGGATAAAAAGGATAAGGGGAACAAAGGGAATTATGAATAAATCAGAGTTAATAACACAGGTTACATCATTGTTAAAAGACAATGAAATTGGAAAAAGAGTTAAGATGCCAGCACAGACATTTTGTATAACAGATGGAGAAGGTGCTTCCAAAATATTTAAAGTTCAGCCAAAAGATAAACTTATCATGTTTACTGCTGATGATATAGGAACCATTTTAGATGCGTTTATTTATACGGTTGTTAATACTTTGTCAGAAAATGAAAGCGTAAATATTAGAAGCATATTAGAGTTGTCATTGACACATGTAAAGCCGGCTCACAGAATGAATTTTGCAACAGGCAAAGTAGAAGCGGTTCCGGGACATTATAAAGTAAAAGCTAAAGTAGGAAAAGATTTAAATGTAGCAGCGAAAAGATATGAAATGTACCTGAATGACAAGAAATACACAATAGAAAATGACTTTGATGAACACAAAATTGATACCGACAGTGATGATGAAGAAGAAATTAACAATGGTGATTGTGTATGAGTTTTAATGTCACTACGGAACAAACGACTTGTTTTAGATGCGGCAAGATATATTCAAAACGCAAAGGTAATTTTTCAAACAGTTTTGCCCCGTTATACAAAGGTATAGGAACTTTGCATATTTGTAAAAATTGTTTATTGGCAATGTATAAAGAATATTTTGAGGAATGTCAAGATATTAAGCTTGCAACCAGACAAACATGCAGAGCTTTAAACTTATATTGGAACGAATCAGCATTTAATTATATTGAACCAAAGGCAGACGTCAATAATGTTATATTTTTATATATCAACAGGATAAATACTTATTTATATTCAGGAAAATCATATGACGATACTTTAAGAGAAGAAGGCTCTTTGTGGGATTTTGTTCCGGACGAAAGAAGCAATTTAAAAATGGAAGATGAAGAAGACACAGATGATTTGAAGGACGTAGACCCCGCAATAATAGAATTTTGGGGAGTGGGTTACAATAAATCAATGTATGATGAACTTGAACAAAGACGTAAATATTGGATGAACAGATTGCCTGAGGGCGTTAATATAGATGTTGGCACAGAAGCTATTATTAGGCAGATATGTGCTTTGGAATTGGATATAAATAGAGACAGAATCGCAGGTAAACCGGTTGATAAAAGTGTAAACGCTCTTAATGCTTTATTGGGAAGTGCAAACCTCAAACCTGTACAGCAGAAGACCGACGCAGATTTATCCAATGAGAAAACGCCTTTTGGTGTTTGGATAAGAAGGTTTGAAAATTCAAAGCCTATTCCAGAGGCTGACCCTGAACTTAAAGATGTTGATAACATAGAAAAGTATATAAATATCTGGTTATATGGACATCTTGCGAAAATGGTAGGATTGAAAAACGGTAATTCAAAACTATATGAGGAAGCCATAGAAAGGCTCAAAGTCGAAAAACCTGAGTTTGAAGAGGACGACGATGACGAACTTCTTTATGATATGTTTGGAGATAAAGATGATAATGATTATGGTTCAATCACTAATAACGAAAATGATAGTGGTGAAACATCGTGACCGCATTAGAGGAAAGAAATAGAATATTACAGGGCGTTGGAGACTGGTGTTCATATTACAGAGCTAATCCACATAGATTTGCCCACGATTATTTGCACGTTGAATTACACACGTTTCAAAAGATGTTACTTGTAGAAATGAATAAGGCATCAAACTCTGTATTTATCGGAAGCAGGGGAATAGGAAAAACATATTTAAGTGCGTTATTTTGTGTAATTCGGTGTATATTATATCCCGGCACAAAGATATGTATCGCTTCGGGGACAAGAGGACAAGCTATCAATGTTCTTGAAAAAATTATGTTAGAACTCAAGCCAAATTCTCCTGAATTGGCAATGGAGATAGATGATAGAGAAACAAAGATTAATGGTGCAAAAGCACAGATTGTTTTTAAAAACGCATCGTATATAAAAGTTGTAACAGCGTCAGATACGGCGAGAGGAAACAGAGCTAACTTATTATTACTTGATGAATTTAGGCTTATATCAAAAGACGTAATAGATACTATACTTAGAAAATTTTTAACACAGAAACGTATGCCAGTCTATTCTCAATTAACAAAGAAAGAGCGTATCTCTGAATATGAAAAGGAACAAAATAAAACACTATATTTGTCATCGGCTTTTTTTACAGACCACTGGTCATATCTAAAATGTCAAGATACATTCAAATTAATGATTGCTGATTCGGAACGACATTTTATATGCGGATTACCTTATGAACTATCTATTCAAGAAGGTCTAATTGACAGAGGTTTGATAGAGGATGAAATGGCGGAAACGGATTTTAATCCAATAAAGTTTCAAATGGAATATGAAGCTCTCTGGTATGGTGATACAGAGGGTTCATTTTTTGACTTTAATTCAATTTCCAAAAATAGAAAAATTAAATATCCAATGTTACCTAATAAGCTTGCCGTTAAATTGGGAAATTCACAATATGTTAGAATACCACCAAAAGTAAACGGTGAAATAAGATTGTTGTCCGCAGATATAGCACTTATGTCATCACATAAAAACAACAACGACGCAACAGCAATATTTGTTAATCAGTTAATGCCGACTAAGGCTGGAAGATACACGAACAACATTGTTTATACAGAGGTACAAGAAGGTTTAAGAACAGATGACCAAGCTTTAATTATCAGGAAACTATACGATGAGTATTGTTGTGATTATATAGTGTTAGACACCAATGGTATAGGTTTAGGCGTTTTTGACGCTTTGGCAAGAGATATAGTTGATTCGGAAAGCGGAGAGGTATATCCAGCATTGTCTTGCGTTAATAACTCAGAAATGGCTTCAAGATGTACAGTTGTAGGCGCAGACAAGGTGATTTGGTCAATAAAAGCAAGTGCCCAGTTTAACTCAGATTGCGCATTTCTTTTAAGAGAGGCGTTTAAAAGTGGCAGAATAAGATTATTAAGCACTGAATATGATGCCGATGAATATCTTGAAGAAATTAAAAATTATGCTTCTTTGAGCCCAGCGGAAAAAGCTGAAATAAAATTGCCGTACATAAATACAACATTGCTTGTAGATGAACTTACCAAATTACAGTATGAAGAGGTAGGTGGAAAAGTAAAGGTTTACGAGAAAACTGGTATGAGAAAAGATAGATACTCAAGCCTATCTTATAATTATTATGTGGCTGTCCAGTTGGAAAATAGAGCAAGCAAAAGATATAATGCTTATAAAAATACGGACGATATATTTATAATTAAACCACCAAAATATAACAACACAGAAGGGAGGTCAAAATGGTTTGACAAAGAAAATAGACCAAAATGGTGAAAATTTAATGAAAGACACTATAAAGGCTGAAGGTCAAAATTATGACTATGCAATTTCAGACAAATTTACAGTATGGAGCAAACTCATATTAAGAGACTTAAACAGCAATAAAAATGCACCTACTTTTTCTTTATATTCCAAAGAGGATATACAAAAGTATCTAACAAATCCATATAAATATGAAAAACAGCTAAGGAACGCTTCTATTTATATTTATGGAGCAAGTAGCCATTTCAGACGATTAATACAATATTTTGTTGGACTTAGTGATTTCGCTTATGTTGTTGAACCGTATAGAATTGACCCTAAAAAAGCCAATCCAAAAACAATAAATTCTAATTATAGAAAAGTTTTAAATATGCTCACATCGATGAATATACCAACTCAATTTCCAAAGATATTAACAGTCTGTTTTAGAGAAGACGTATTTTATGGAACGTTTTGGGCAACAGCAGATAGTATTGTAATACAGCAACTGCCAAGTGATTATTGTGCAATATCTACGATAGAGGGCAATGTATTGAACGTATCTTTTAATTTTTCATATTTTGATACAAGAAAAGATATGCTTCCCTACTATCCAAAAGAATTTGAAACAAAATATAATGATTATAAGAACAGAAAGGCTGACAAGTGGATTGAACTTGATTCACCAAACTCATTTGCGGTGAAATGTAATTCAGATATTTTAGATTATGCAATACCTCCGTTTGCTGGGCTATTAAGAGAATTATATGAC